GTATTGCAGCCACCAAGCCTGTTTCTGCAGGAGAGGGCGGCATCATCGTTACTAACGACCGTGAGCTGTACAATGAGTTACGAGATAGTTCTTCCCACGGCAAGTTTAACAGCTTAGATACCCGAATTCGTGGTATTAATGGTAAGATTCAAGAGTTTAACTCTATTCTGGCTTATCATGCGCTGAAACAATTTAATAGAACTCGAAATCGACGTCGGCAGATCATGGAATTCTATCGGGATAGCTTTGATGCCCTCCCGGTTAGGATGTGGGAGACCCGAGAGGGGGTTCATACTGTATCCTACAAAGATTGTGTGTTGTTTACGGAAACTACAGAAGAAAGAGATAAGTTAGACATTTTTATTCAGGAACAGGGTATTGGAACTAAACGATATTTTGAGCCGGCCATCCCGGATATGGGCTCATTTAAGGGAATTGAACACAGCGCGGACAACGCTCGTAGGCTTGCCGCCACCTGTCTTGCTCTTCCCCTTTACCCCGCATTAACTGATAGTGAGGTGGAGTACATTGTTAATACAGTTCGAGCATTTTACGGATAACAATATTGTATATATAGTAGGGGCTGGGGGCCACGGCCGTGTTATACGAGACGTTCTGATCGAAACTACTGCTAGAACACGAGGAATCGACTGCTTTTTCGTAGATGATAATCCTGACAATTGGGATGACGTTCTTCCTGAGGAAATTCCCGAACGGTCTCAGGTGCTTGTGGGTATCGGGGATAATTATTCCCGAGAAAAGATGGTAAAGAGGTTGAAAAGTTCTGGAAAACCACTTATATTTAGTGCTGTTCGTCACCCCGCATCTTACGTTTCTCGCAACGTTGCGGTGGGGCTTGGGACAGTGGTTTTTGCCAAAGCAGCAGTCAATCCTGACGTCGTACTGGGAGATTTCTGCATCATAAACACAGGCGCTACGGTGGACCACGACTGTGAAATAGGAAACTATACGCACATTGCCCCGGGAGTGAATCTTTGCGGAGCTGTAAAGATTGGCGACCGTACCCTTATAGGGGTAGGTAGTTGTGTGTGTCCAGGGATTATAATAGGTACGGATACGATCATCGGCGCTGGTTCCGTGGTCGTTAACGACATTCCCTCTGGTGTGGTTGCCCACGGCAACCCGTGCAGAGTGATTAAGGAGATTGAATAATGAAGATTGCGTGGACTCTGCTATGTAGGGGAAGAAACGATGAGTTTATATACTCTGTACGTACTCACGCCCCGTTTGTGGATAAAAGTATAATTATTCTCCACGGCTCTGATCAAGAGAACAAGGAGAATCTGGAGTTTCTCATATCTGAGGGAACACAGTGGAATATTGATGTAGTTCGTACCAATATGCCGTACGACCCTAAGGCTTTGCGGGATCTGTACATGGAGAAGTTGGACGAATACATGGCAGAGGTAGGGGAACAAGTTTGGTTTTTGATTACAGATTCTGATGAGTATCTGGAGCTTCCCGGATTGTATTCTTTGCGCAAGATTGCCACAGAAGCTGAGAAACAGGACGTCAATATCGTAGGATTTAACTCTCACGACATTCAAACAGCTCCAGACGGAGAAGTTTATGAGAATAAGTCTGGGTATTGGAATCCCAACTTTAATAAACATTATCCTGGGATGCGATACACCCCCGGCACCCACATTGGGATAGCCCGTCCAGTACCAGCGAATATGGCCAACTCCCCCCTAAGATACTTTCATGTCAAAACCGTGGGTAGTGAGTGGATTAGAGGTTGTCGTAACTACTGGACCACCTCAGAAGTAGCCCAAAATACCACAAGTGCCCCTGCGTGGATTGAGTTTAAACAGCTGTGCCAAGAGTACAATCTTGAAACTTTTGACCAGATGGCTGAACTATTGTATGCAGGTACAGTACCTCCTAAGATTGTTCGTTGGTTCGTGATGAACCGTAACAGTGAGAATTCAGAAGCACGTTCGTGGTTCGTAGTCTATTATGTTTTCCTCCATCCAGAGCTAAACCTTGGTTGTGCAGGCAATAGGGACTTCGCATATAATAAGGATCGGCCCGCGAGTGCCGATCTAACTTGGTAGGAGTAAAGAATGAGTACTTTTGACTTTAGTCAGTTTAGTAACAGTACAGTCACCAATCCTGTGCCTGTTCAGAAATCTGAGACCGGGGGGAATGCAGCCCCCGATGTTTATGAATGGGATGATGATTCTATTACATATGTGGTGGTCACACAGGACAGATTGGGACATAATCAGAGGAATCTGCCCATCGTTCTGCCTTACGTAGACCGTGCTGTGATTGTGGATGGATTTAGTAAGGATGGTACCACCGAATATCTTCAGTCTTTGGGAGATAAAGTCACAGTTGTCCAACGTGAATGGGATGATAGCTTTGCCAACCAATACAATGCGTACCTCAAGAGTATTAAGGGCGGTTGGGTTTTGCTCTGTGATGACGATGAGGTCCCTTCTGAGGGTCTACTCAAGTCTTTGAGAGAAATTGTTCAGCAGTCTGAGAAAGGTACGAAGTTTGATACCGTAGAATTCCAGTGTAATGACATCACTTATGTTGAGGGTGATTGGGAGAATCGGGTAGACAGTGGTCCGAATAAGTACTATCGTCAGATGTTCTATAAGTGGAACCCTAACCTTACCTATAAGATACATCTCCACCAGGCACTCTGCGGTTTAAGGGGCCCGGTGGCTCGGGTGGATGCTCATTACTACCACATCAAAAGTACTACGGATGAACTGCGTAATGCTTGCCGTAACTATTTTATCTCAGGAGAGTGGCCCTCCACTCCTGTAGAGGAAGGCTTTAAGACTCCCGAGTGGCAGGAATTGATGAAGATTATATCAAAAAATCATCCAGAAACGGGAATATTTAGTAAGCTGAATGGCCTCCTTGTTTCAAAGGAAGTCTGTCCAGAATTTATTGACTGGGCATTCAAGTATAGAACGCATAATGAGGGGGTGGAGGGGGAAGCTTCTGGAGAATTACGGGCATTTGCTCGCTATCTGGATCTTCTAGGCTATGAGGAATAATGCGATATCTGATCACAGGGGGCGGAGGTTTTTTAGGGAGTGAGTTAGTAGCAGAATTGGGTAAGGGAAAGAAAAACGAAGTATATATTTTCGATAACTTTATGGCCGGCGCCCCTGAAAAACTTCCCAGAGATAAGATTAAAGAGACGATTGTAGGAAACATCAAGGATTTCTATTCTATCTCTAGAGCTGTGGAACGTGCCAAGCCCGATGTTATTGTTCATTTAGCTGCACATACTACTCGCCCAGAAACTTTAGGAGAGTTTCGTATGTGTGCAGAAGTTAACTACATAGGCACAGCGAATCTGTTAGAGACCTGTATGCGTGATAATTGTAAACCAAAGAAGATTGTGTTTGCATCTTCGGAAGCTGTGAGGAATCCCACATCTCATCATGGAATTTGTAAACGGGCATCAGAGAAACTTTTGGAATCGGTCTGTCCGGTAGTAAATATTCAACTGGGTATCCTCCGATTCTCTGAAATCTATGGGATAAGTGCTGTCCAAAGCTCTAATTCGTTGGTCAACTTTCTCGTAGATAGCATGGTAGTGGACAGGCCCATAGCTGTATTTGATGTGGCTAAACAAAAGGATTACGTCCATATTTCTGACGCAGTTAGGGCATGTAAGCTTGCTGTCAGGTCCAAACTATCTTTGTTTAACGTAGATATAGGGCCGGGTGCACCTATTACTACTAGGGATTTGGTTGAAAAAATACGCGGGCTGGTGGAGTTTGGGGGAGGATTGAAATACCTAGAACACCCAGCCGTAAGAGTATACGATTCTGTAGCAGACCCCGCCCCTGCCAAACAGATTTTGAAATTCGAATGCAAAGCAGACTTTGATACGGAACTGTTGAAACTGATTAAAAATAGAAAGAAGGAACTACGTGACTAACAAAGAATATGTATATGTAGACGACGACAGGCAAGCACAAGAAGCGGTTGATTTTCTGATGAAACATGATCGTCTGGGGTATGATACTGAGACCACAGGTTTGAAGTTGATCGGGAAGTTCTCTCGGTTGCTGTTGATGCAGTTGGGAACAGAGGAAGTAACCTACCTCTTTGACCCCAGAAAGATTGATGCCCAGGTGCTTAGAGAGCTCCTGGAATCGGAGAGTATTCTCAAGATTCTCCACAACGCTAAGTTTGATTACCAGTCTACCATTCTGGATACTGGTATTGTTCTCAAGAACATCTTCGATACTATGCTAGCATATCGTTCCTTAACCTCCGGGTTGATTGAGAACGGGCAAGGTGGGTTCGTACCCGCTGGATTCAGAGACAAAAGTAAGAGGCACTGGCCCTATAAGAGTCTAGACTTCCTCTCTAAGAAGTACCTAGGAATTGCCCTAGACAAGTCGATCCGCGAGACCTTTGCCAACCAGCAGTACAACAAGGAGTTTAGTACTGACCAGCTTCGATACGCGGCTGACGACATCGTTGTACTCCAGCCCCTGTGTGATATCCTGAGCCAGGCTTTGGTGGATGAGGATCTTATAGATACAGCGACATTAGAATTTGCATTTGTCCGACCTGCAGCTGAGATGGAACTAAATGGTGTGTTCATTAACAAGGTCAAATGGCGTAGGATTCTTTCTGATGCTAAGGGTTTAGCCGACGGTCTTGAGAAGGATATGTCAGAGATTCTGGCCCCTCTATCAGATCAAAACACTCTGTTCGGTACGAACACAGTGAATATTAAGAGCCCTGACCAGTTGATGGATGCCTTCCGTAAGTTGAAAATTGACCTCCAGAATACAGATGAGAAGGCGCTTAAGAAGGTGTCGCACCCGCTTGCTAAGATGATTCTGGAACACCGGGCATACACCAAGCTGCTTTCCACTTACGGAGAGGTAATTCTTAAGAAGATCAACCTAAACACCGACCGACTACACTTTACTCTTCATCAAATGGGTGCAGACACGGGGCGCTTAAGCTCTGAGAAGCCCAATATTCAGAATATTCCCCAGGATCGAGAAGATGCAGATATAAAGGTCTCGTTCCGCGAGTGCTTTGAGGCAGAAAAGGGGAACAAGATACTCACGGCCGACTATAGCCAGTGTGAGTTGAGAATCCTTGCGGAAGAGAGCCAGGATCCCAAGTTCTTGGAGATTTTCAGGACCAACCAGGATCTACACATCATTACTTCTCAGCAAGTATTTGACTATACGGATGCCGAGTTAGATATTTACCTCAAGCTGAAGAAGAAGGACCACCCCGATGTGAATCTATTAGATTTATTTTCTGCCGCCGAAGTTGCCGCCTATAAGAAAGTGGGTGATTTCCGGGACAAGACCAAGACTATCAACTTTGGTATTGTGTATGGGTTAAGTGCTTGGTCGTTGGCCGAACGATTTAAGATTCCTCAGGACGAAGCCGAGCGTATCTTGGACAACTATTTCCGTACCTACTCTGGTATTAAGCGTTGGTTGGGTAAGAACGCTTACGAAACAGTTGCTAATAGATATGCCACTACAATTCTGGGTCGAAAGAAGTATTTTGAGTTGGCTGACCCCGAAGATGAAGAAGCTTTCCGTCGTTCTAAGGGGGCTACCCGCAGAATGGGGAATAACCACGTTATTCAGGGAACCAATGCTGATATTACTAAGGAAGCTCTTGTCCAGCTTCAGGATGCCTATGATGATATTGAGGGTGCTCGCCTGTTGTTCCCTGTTCATGACGAAATAGTATCCGAGTGCCCTGCGAATATTGCGGATCACGTGGCCGAAGTTAAGGCCGAGATTATGAAAGAAGCATTTCATCGCTTCGTAAAGACTGTGCCAGTAGGCAAGGATGATAAGGTTTCTGTCACGATAGCTAATCACTGGTCTAAGTAGTTCTCCCCACTGGGAATAGGAGGTGCTGCTTTGAGGATCGTAAAAGAGACTCTGGAAGAGGCTTTTACGGATTTGATAAGTACATCTTTAGAAAACAATGAACTTGAGATCAGCCCATACGCGGAGACTTATGTGATTGAAGTAATGGTCAATCTCTCCTCTGGTGTTCATGACATGGTTTCCAGAAGTGTGTTCCTAAATGACTTACTACGCAAAGCCCTCGACTCTGACGGTCTAATCCGTAGAGAATATCTACGAGTTACCGGTGATGTGGCTTTGTTTGTTTCGGGTATATTTCCTGATAGTCTGGAGTCTAGAAAGACTTGGTTTTGTCTAGGGGATTACATCGACATTGGTCAGACTGCTTATAGTAATATTCGATCTGATGTCTTTGACGAGCTGTCTATAAAATTTCCCCAAGTAGTTGGTGTTCTGAACAGTGTAAGTGTTCAGATAGACATGACGTCTAAGGATTTATCAAGATACATTCGTCGAAGGAGAGCAATCGATGCCCGAGTTACCCACAGGTAGAAAGTTTTCGCTAGGAGATAAAGAATTCAACTTCTCTTTAGCAACAACAGGCCCGGAATTAATCCGAGGTCTTAGCGGAGTCGCTAGTTTAGATCCTTTTGATGGAATGGTTTTTGACTTCGGCTGTAAGTTCAGCCCTATTATGACCCCCAAGGGACTATTATTCCCAGTAGATGTAGCATTTGTTACCGATTATGGAGAAGTGGTGGAGATCTACAGGCTTGATCCTGGGTATGGGTTCACCCAAGCAACTACAAGAAAAGATATTCAGTACGCACTTGAGGTTCCAGTTGGATTTTTCGATCTTCACGGTGTGGGTATTGGAGATTTCTTATTTGATGCGCAGCCCGGACATAATTCGGACACAAACAGAATCGCGTAAAGCAATAGGAATAGGCAAGGAGATGGTTAGTGGCCAACTATACCCCTGAGACTTACTTTTCGAACCCAGCCCACGAGGCGATAGCGCGTTCCAGGTATTACCTCAAGGATGACACAGGTCTTTCGGTAGAGAAGAACATTTTTGAGACATTCAAGAGGGTGAATGACTACATCTACCAGTCTGATCCCATTCATAAAGAGCTGGCTCAAAGTTTGTGCGAAGACAAGAAGATCATGTACGGGGGTAGGCCTCTTGCTCAGGCCGGTACTGGTATCAAGAACATGTTCAACTGCTTTGTTCTGGGTATTGACGATAGCCGTGAGGATATCTCCGAAGCACAGCGTATTCACTTCCACGTTCAAGCACATGGAGGAGGAACAGGGATTAACTTCTCCTCTCTAAGGCCGAGCGGCTCCTGGTGTAAGGGGGCTAATGCCCGTTCCAGTGGTCCCGAGGGTTTTATTACCGCTATGGGGTATGCCTCCTCCAATATCCAACAGGGAGGTAATCGTAGCGGCGCGAACATGGGTATTCTTAACGATACCCACCCCGGGCTGCTGAAGTTTATTACCAAGAAGTCCAGATCCAACTGGGAGAATCTTCGTAAGTTTGCAGTAATCACCGACGAGAATAAGTTCAAGCAGTGGCAGTGGGTAAACCCCTATCCCTGGCAGACATTCAACGTTTCTGTAGCCCTGTCCGATGACTTCATGCGTCAGGTTAAGCGCGAAACAAAGAAGGTGTGGAAGCTCCACTGGAATGATGTGGAATGGTCTCTTTGGGACTTTGAACTGTTGATGCAGGATCACTTAGTTAATGGTGAGATCGTTGAAACTATAGTACCCATCAGTGTTTGTGCTCCGAATGAAGAGATTGCCTTGCATGAGGCTATGAATGAGGTGCCTTTTAGAAATATAGAACACCTCAAGCTAATCAATGGCCCCTACCACCTTACTGCGCACGATTGGTTCCGACGTATTTGTACTAATGCGTGGGAGGATGGATGCCCAGGTATTTTCTTCATTGATAGGGCTAGGGCTTTTCACAATGGCGAGTACTTCAACCCTCTTGATGCCACCAATCCATGTGCCGAGCAGGTTTTGCCTCCGTGGTCTGTGTGTTGTCTGTCCAGTCTCGTATTGCCTGAGTTCGTGACTGAGGATGGTGATATAGATTGGGAGGGACTAAAGGAAGCCGTAGCTGTCTTAGTGCGTAGTCTCAATTGGATCACCCTTCTCAACGAGACGGGAGTTGATCAGATTGATAGCAACGCTCAGGCTGAGCGTAGGATTGGTCTAGGCACCATTGGGATGCACGAGGCCTTGATCCGCATGTCCATTTACAGTGAGAGGGAGTATATCTATAGCCAGGATTCAGGTAGGGCTATGGCCAAGAAGATCCTGAAGTTCATCAAGCACTCTGCTTACGAAGCATCTATTGAGTTGGCCAAAGAGATTGGTCCGTTCCCTGCTTTCAAGTACGAGGAGTTCCTTCAGAGCAAGTTTATCCAGCAGCTCATCAAAGAGCGTCCAGACCTTGCGGAGGCAATGAAAGAGTATGGCATTGCAAACGTCACAATTCTTACGCAAGCACCTACAGGAACTACTGGAACTATTACGGGGTATTCTTCTGGGTGTGAGCCTTATTTCGCTATGGCTTACGTTAGAAACTCTAACGTGGGTACTATCACGGACGGTTGTCCTAGCTTTTTGGCTTGGCTCGAAGAACGGGGCATTGACTACAACGAGTACGGATATAACCTCAAAGAGCTGCGTCGCAGTAAGAGAGTACCAAAGTATTTCGAGGAAGCCCAGGATATAGGGTGGAAGGACCACCTTGCGATGCAGGCGATCTTTGCGGAGCAGGTTGACAGCTCGGTATCCAAGACCATTAATCTTCCGTCTGACGCGACTGTAGAGGACATCATGGGTGCATATATCGGGGCCTTTGATATGAACATCAAGTCCACAGCTGTCTACCGGGACGGGTCCAAGACTCAGGTCCTCGAAACCCTCAAGAATTATGCCAAAAACAAGGACGCCAGACCCCAGACTGTAGTGACTATGCAGGCACCTAAGCGTCCCGATGACCTGGATTGTGACATTCATGCAACGAGTGTTAAGGGAGAGAAGTGGAAGCTCCTGGTAGGGCTCCTACATGGAAGACCCTACGAGATCTTCTGTTTTCCAGAGGAACAGATTTCTATACCTACCAACAGAACAAAAGGATTACTACAACGTAACGGCCGCGGAAGATATAACTTGATTATTGGTGACGGCGACGACGCCTGGGCCATCAAGAACGTGGCGCACTTGTTATTCTCAGATGAGCACAGAATGATTACCCGGTTGCTATCAACCGGTCTGAGGCATGGAGCACCTTTAAATGCCCTCGTGTCCCAATTGACTAAGTGTGATGGGGACGTGACGACGTTTAGCAAGGCTATTGTGCGTGTACTGAAGAAGTATATCACAGATGAGGAGTATTTAGAAGTATCAAGATGTCGCTCCTGCGGATCCAAGAAACTTGTAATGGAACAAGGTTGTCTCCAATGCAAAGATTGCGGCTACTCAGGATGCGAATAATAATAAGGAAAGGTAATTATAAATGGCAACACGAAAAGAAGTTTATAATGCTATAAGTGGTGAACGGGAGTATCAAAATGAAAAATGGGGTGGTCTTAACGATGCTGTAAACTCTATTTCTGCTTATACACTTTGGATGGAGCACCAGTTAGATGAGTTACGCCAATTAGCCAGTACCCAAGATGAATTACCGGGTACTCCTACTGCAGAACAAATGCTTCATGTTGTACGAAAGGCTACTGCACTGGGGGTTGCTTGTATGGAGACCCACGGTGCGCCTTTGAGAGAAGGATTCTAAACAAAGGGGATAATTAACCAAATATTCGGGGAGTGAGGATGGTGACTGCTTATGGCAGGCCGACTTTCCCCCACCGTAAAGTGTGAGGTTTGTTTTACCCGATTTAAGTCCTTAGCAGGTCATTTAAGAAAGCATAAGCATACTGCTAAGACATATAGACAGGAATTTCCCGGCGCTCCTATTGTGTCTCCTCTAACGAGAAGACGCATTCAGGTCGCACGCTTGAGGTTTATCCTCAGGAAGAAAGGTAAGGTTAGCAAGCAGACCTCTAAGGGTCTCAAGATTTCCATTGCTAACCAGGGTCGGAAGCATACTCCGGACGCTATTGAGAAGATTAGACAAGCCCGTCTTGGTTCTCAGCTTTCCGAAGGACACAAGCTGGCTATCAGCGCTGGTTTGTTAGGTCATGACGTAAGTGATCTTACTCGACTTAAGCTTAGTCAGGTAGAGTTTACGGATGAGAGGCGCAAACACATTTCTGAGTCCCAGTCCGCTGAGAAAGGCAATGCTTGGAAGGGAGGCGTTTCTAGACACCTCTATTTTGGTAAGGGTAAACACCGACTGAAGAAGATTTTTGGCGACCCTCTAAAATGTTTCTATCCAGGCTGTGATAAGGTTGAAGGTGAGAATGTAAAGGCAGTAGACTGCCATCATCTTGACGGTGACCACCAAAACAATCCACTTGATGGTACTAATTGGCTTCCTCTGTGTAGGAGGCACCACATGTTGGCGGATGGTCGGTTAAAGAGTGCTACGGCGGAAGAGATACGTGAGGGTTGCAAGTTGGTTTCTAAAGCCCACGCTGAGCACATGAAAAACCACTATATTGGTGAGATTAAGACGTACCATAGCTAGAATTTTTCGCTGAATAGTTGACTTTTAGGGGAAAATACCATATAGTTTATACTGTGGGAGGAAGAGATGAGTAGGGAAGAAAGGTCCCCGATTTGCCCTGACTGTAAGAAACCAATGCGGTGGTTTAGTGCTATATCAAAGTATTGGTGCTTTAGCAGTAGCTGCAGTCCCCGCAGCCATGATTAAGGAGAGTGTATGACACCTATCGTATCTGTTCAGTCAATCCCTTGCCCCGAGCCCGAGTGTGTGGATGGGATTATTTTGGTTCACAATGCTTACAGCGCGGATCCTCTCAAGCCAGAGGAGCAAACCTGTGATACTTGTGGTGGTAGAGGTTTTTTGGTGCATGAATGCATCACTAACAATTAAAGGAATCAATCGATGAGCTACCCTTTGCCTGTAGTGATCGAGAAGGATGGCAGTAACGAGAAAGTATACGATCTTTACTCCCGACTACTCAAAGACAGAATTATTTTTGTAGGCACCCCAATCAATGACCAAGTGGCAAATGCCATCATAGCCCAGTTGCTGTTCCTGGAGAGTGACGACGCCGAGAAAGATGTCTTCATGTATATTAACTCCCCGGGTGGATCAGTTACTGCGGGTCTAGGCATTTACGACACCATGCACTACGTCAAACCTGATATTGTGACTGTATGTGTGGGTCAGGCTGTAAGTATGGGGTGCTTTTTGTTATCTGGGGGTACGGTCGGTAAGCGGTTCTCACTTCCTCATACCAGTATCATGATGCACATGGTACAAGGCGGGGCGGAAGGGTCTGCCCCCGATGTCTCTATCAGATATGACGAAATGATGCGAAAGAATGATCTTCTCATGACGATCTTGTCTAAGAATACTGGTAATTCTCTTGAAGAGATTAAATCCCATTTTGAACGGGATAAGTGGATGACTCCAATGGAAGCAAAGGACTTTGGTATTATCGATGAAATCCATGAGAAAAGTGTGAGGACAAAATCCGATGACTAATTTCAACGAGGCATTGCAAGCAAAGATTGAAGAGTATGAGGATAAGATCGACGTCTTTGAGACAAAGATTGAGCTTCTAAGGGAGCTTATGGAAGGCGAAGCCGATGATGAGGGGACGCCGCCTGCGAAAGCCCCTGGTAAGCGCAAGGCTGGCCGTCCCAAGGGCTCTAAGAAAAAGCGGAGCAAGAAGGGTGTGTCCGCCCATGCCCCTAAGGATGAACTTTATGAGGAAGCTATGAAGCAGCTCGCTAATAGCGAGGAAGGCGCAACTTCTAAGGAGCTTCAAGAGAAGCTGACGAAGAGATTCAACCCCACACCTCGCCCCGAGCGTTCACTAGGTGCTGGAATTATTGCTGGCACCAAAAAGGAAGTCTTGGAAGAACAAGGTAAGCGTAAGACACACGCCACCGTCAGTGTGGATGAATCAGATCTTGAGGACGATTAATGGCACAGTTTGAAGGCGGTAATAAGGTTCGTTGTATCGATTGTACTAAGCTTTCTGGCAGCCACTGCAATGCCAAGAACGCCAAGGTCAAGCCCAAGAAGAAGCGAACTTGTACCATGTATAACTTCAAGGGGGAGTACGAGAATCGTGTCCCCTGTGCGTCGATATACATGCCTCCCATAGACAAGAAGACTCGTAAGATGATCAAGCGCCTTCTTGAAATGGGAGTGGTTCCGGTAGCCGAGGATGGGTCGGTTCAGACAGAGGGTGGGTTTGCCCGCACCAAGTCTCTTCTCATGCCTGCATCTACCGCAACTGCAGCCTTAGTGGGCACAAAGGTAGAAGAGGATCCCATCGTCTATCAGACCTCAGATCATGAGATTGTTGATAGCCAAATAATTTGGACACGAAGTGATGATCAGAGCGAAGAAGATAATCGGGGTTGATGAGGTAGGTAGAGGCTGCCTAGCTGGACCTGTGGTCTGCGCAGCGGTCATTCTTCCTGCGGAGCATCGTCCCTGGATTGATCAGGTAAGAGATAGTAAGAAGCTGTCTGCTAAGAAGCGACAGCTATTATCTGAATACATCACCGAGGAGTGCATTTACGCTATTCGTGAAGGCCCTCCCCATCAGATAGATGAGATCAACATTCTCCAATCCACTTTGTGGACCATGAGAAAGTGTGTGGAGGCAGTGGTTGAGCAGGGAGGTCGTCCAGATCTCGTCCTAGTTGACGGTAATAGTGAGATCCCTAAGCTGAATTTACCTCAGCAGACTCTCAAGGGAGGCGATGACATCAACAAAGCAATAGGAGCAGCCTCCATTATTGCTAAGGTATATCGAGATAACTACATGGTCGAGATGGACTATATCTATCCTGAGTATGGTTTTGCGAAGCATAAGGGGTACGGAACCGAACAACATCGCGAAGCCATTATGGTTCATGGTCCTTGTTGTATGCACAGGCTGACTTTTAAGGGAGTATACGAGTATGCCTGATGATATAAAGCTGATATCAATAAAGGAATTTCGTAAGTTGGGCTTTATTCAAGAAATCAATAGAAGGTTGTTGCATCCTTGCGGATTGGCTTTGGAAGTTGTTATTGATCTGGAGACTGGGAAGGAGATGCTCGGCGGCGTATGGGATTATAGAGACGACCCTGAGGGTATGTATTATAAGAATGAAGAGTTGTCTCGTGCTAAAGCCCAGTCCGTGACAGATCTTTTCTACTCCAAGTTGAACCACCGTCGGGAAGAATTTGGTCATATCATTCAACCTGTTCCTGAGAAAAAATTAGAAGAATAGGAGCTTACAACAATGTTCGAAGAGTGTCGTTTGGAGGGTGAATTTACCCTCTCTTCCGGACGTCAGTCTGGTGTGTTTTATGACTTCGATCTGCTGCAGCCTCGTGAGGCTGCAGACTATGTAGAAAGGTTGATCAGAGAGGTGCCAGAGGAGCTATGGGAGGAGATAGATTTCGTCGCCTCTCCTGCGTTGGGTGGAATTGTTCCTGGATTTCTAACAGCGTTTGCTAAACAGAAACCGTTCGTGATCATTGATAAGAAAGGAAAGATACGTGGCCCTCAATTTAATACCGGGAGATACCTTATCGTCGACGATGTCATTACTTCTTTTCAGGCTGCGAATCTTGTTCGAGATAGTTTGTCAAGAAGTTCGGAAGGATTGGAAGCTGTGGGTGTGTGTGCTTATATTTTTAGAGGTGCTTACGCTGATCTAGAGAAGCAGGATTATCCTGCTTTCTTCTTGGCGAGAAAAGAACAGGAAGTATAATGCCTGAGCTTCCCGAAGTTGAAACAATTGTTCGAGATCTGAGATCCCAAATTATGGGAAGGGTTATTACTGGCTTAGTGTTACGTGAAAAAGCTATCAATCATCTCTTGAGGACGGATCCAGAGCGATTCTATCAGGGAATAATGAATCAGAGCATCATAACAATTTTGCGAAAAGGCAAGTATATCATAATGCCGTTGTCTAATGACAATGTACTTGTTATCCACCTCGGTATGACAGGTAAGTTGTGGGTTTACGAAACCCCAGATGTAGCTTTTGTGGATCAGTTTACAGGTGATAAATATGTGGATAAACATACCCATGTGCTTATGGAATTGATTGATCCTTCCGATGAAGAAGAGGATCTTGAGTTACATTTCAATGACGTCCGTCTCTTTGGGAACGTATGGTTGGTAGAAGACGTTCAGGACATAGAGAGACTAGATGTTCCCGGCCTTAGAGGGCTGGGACCTGATGCCCTAGGAATAACTGTGAAGGATTTTTCCAAGATCATGAGGGGTAAAAGGGCCGTGAAAGCGGTTTTGTTGGATCAAACTAAAATAGCAGGAGTAGGAAACATCTATGCGGATGAAGCATGTTTTTGTGCTGGTATCCACCCTGCTACCAGGGGAATGTCCCTAAAGGAAGAGCAGATCGACAAGCTCCGATTTGCAGTAAAGACAGTGTTGAAGCAGGGGATCAAGTATCGAGGATCCTCTACGTCTGACTACACGACCACGGACGGTAGTGAAGGTTCTTACCAGCATTACCACCGGGTGTACCAGAAGACCGGCCAGAAATGTGTCGAGTGCAATACTCTAATTAAACGAATCAAACTTGCAGGAAGATCCACGCACTTCTGCCCATCCTGTCAAGGAGAGGGAGTATAACTTTGGTAGACTACAAAAACGCATTCTCTGCGGAAGAGAAGATTTATGATCTTATCAAGCGCAGCAAGAGGCTTTCAAAGTACAAGTTAGAACTTCATCGCGGCGATCAATACGGTATTGATGTGGAAGCCACTGCACTTGGGTACGAGGAGTTCGCAATCGAGATTGAGAGTACACAAGGTAGTAAATGGCCTACTGAGGCTCCATATCCGGTTACTTGGAAGAAGTTCAGTGTACCTGTACGAAAGAAGAAGTTCTATGATAGGCACCCTATGTCGTTGTTTGTCAAAGTAAATCGGGAGCTTACGAGAGCAGTTGTTATCCCAATGGTTTACGTGGTTGCTTCGGATATTGATGCTTACAAGAATCAGACAGATAATCACTTTACTTGCAACGATTTCTATGTTATATTTGATCCAGAACATCCGGCGTTGTGTTTCTGTAAGATCGAAAAGTTAGCCACTGTGATAGATGAACATTTTCAACACATGGTTAAGCTGAAAAAGGCTAACGCCAAGTATACAGACATGAGACCGAAGTTTGGTCCCAAACCAAAGGAGAATAAGTAATGCCTCGTTTTAATATTCGTCGACGAACTGCCCCGGCTGTGGCCCGGGGCGTCTTCACCATCCGTAAAGGAGTTGGTTTCCTTCAGGCTGGTGATTTTGACAGCGCTTTACGGGAGTTCCGTAATGTTTCAGCATCCCGCCACCCCAGCACATTGCGGCTGGTTAAGAGTGTAGCCAGTGGCTATGCTTTCCATACAGAGAGACTTCGTAGAGAGTCCAAGAAGGCTCAGATGGGCAATGCGCGTCTGATGAATCTGTTCCCCGGGAATACCGGTGATGCATGGTCTGATGTTGATATCGCCATGGTCCTAGTTGCTCCGAGCAACCGTTTCACCAACCATTTTCTGTCCCGTTTCCTTGGAAGGACTGAGGAAGCAATCCGATTTCAACGACGCTATGCCTCCGAGCGTCTTCTCACAAGCTGGACTTCTGAGAAGGGTACCCGCTATACTCGGTTCACGCAGAACCAGAGAGTAGCTCGCAGACTCGGATTGCTATAAAAGACTCGCCTCTTCGGGAGGCAGTCACAAGGAGCTTTGCTATGGGTAATTTATCCGTTTCTTTTTATGGGGATAATCCTGATAAGGATAGCCCGTTTCGTATGGTAAGTACTAGTATAGCTAACATCGAATGCGACGATGTGCTTGAGGGATTGGCGATCCTCCATGAGCGCTTGAACGCTGTAGCTATGCCCAGGATTCACCAGGAAGCTGTAAAGAGCACGGCAGGTGCCGCTACTGATGAGATACTTGAGGGTCTTCGGTCCGAAGATAAGTTTGTTACCATTTCTTGTTAAGGAGTTTAATATGTACAAGGTATTAATCGTCGCAGACACAGACCTGGACGGTACAGGTTCTGCAGTAATCATCACCAAGTTCTATGAGATGTTCTATGGGAGCAAGATCCCTTTTAAGAAGGGTACCAAGATAGATGCAGTGTTCCCGTCTCGAAAGGCTCTGGACGATTACTTCTCTGACTCCGAGTGGTGCGAGAAGATTAAAGCCCAGTATGATCACATATATCTGTGCGATACTGCTCCTAATAATTTGGAAGGATGTAAGAACATCGGTACTATCTTGGCTCCCAAGATGACCATCTTTGATCACCACTCAACCAATTTAGATAGATTGCAGCCTTACATCAATAATTTCACAGACGCGTCTGGTTGGGGTGGTTTTAATATCATCGAGGGCGAGAGATGTAGTGCCAGGATTACCTTCGATGTGTTACGCGAGTGTAGTAGGGGTTCTGACAAGTTCAATGTGTTCAAGAAGTTTGCTGAGCTGGTCAACGACCATGATTTGTGGCATAGGATGCTTCCGCGCTCCACAGAATTGGCTGACTATGTAGCCACCGTGGGTGCAGAGACTGCTTATCATACGTTCCTTAGAATAGCTGACGAGCCTGACATGAATGTGGAAGATATGGAAGAAGTCATTGGTTCTGTCGACAAAGCGAAGCAAAGTAGCTTGGCACTAGCCCAGGCCACTTTGGTCAAGCATAAGGGGTACAAGTCCCCGTTCTACACCTGCCTGGTTGACGACTGGGCATCGTGGGTGGGGTCGGAGGTAGTGGCCAAGACAGGCTTGGTGGCAATGTTTGACATCAAGCGGGGGTCTCTAAGCTTCCGAGTCGGTGCCAAGTACAGGGGTACATCTTGGCACAAAGCGAAGGGCACAAAGCCCAACGCACTAGATTTCGCTGAGCCGCTAGGGGGTGGGGGTCACCCCCAAGCCGCCGGCGTTGGTACCGGTGAAGCATCACCAATTTTCAAACAGCTCTCTGAAAAGCTCGGAGAGCTATTACTGGAGACTTACAATGAGTGACGTAGAAGTACAGCCGAACGGCGTGTCTGTAGAGGAAACCTTAGCGGTCGTAAGCCATGTGCTAAGCGATTCTGAGTTTGCAGCAGAAGTACGCAATCAGAATGGTTGGGTAGATATGAGTGACGAAAATACTGCTGTCCTATTTTTGGCCAGCCGCTATCAGTGGTCGGTAACACTGCTGTCCTTACAGACTGCTACCTTGAAGCGAGAAATAGCAGGCCTAGCAGGACAGGTTGAGGCTCTCGAACGGGCTCGAGCTGGTGAATAAGTTAATAGTTGGGGATTGTTATGAAGTTCTACCGACAATAGAGGACGAGTCTATAGATTTGATCCTTACCTCCCCTCCTTATGCGGAGGCTAGGTCGAAGGCGTACCAGAGCATAGTCCGAATCAAGGAACTGGGTACACATTTTGAGCGTGTCCTTAAGCCTGGTGGGGTGTTGTGCTGGAACATCGGAGATCCTGTTGAGGGAGGACTCAAAACTACAGTGTCTTATCAATGTGTAGTTCGGTGGACTCAAGACATCCCTGAGCCCTTGTATCTTCATGACCATTATGCATTATTGAAAGACCCTATGCCTGGTAAGTCCTCTCAGAGGTCCCGGCCAGGCTGGGAGCACATGTATATTTACAAAAAAGGTAAGGGTGGGATTACGTTCAACAATAAACACATGCGTGTAAGGTATACAAACGCCGCCAAAAAAGCAGTAACTTCTAGGATAAGGCAGCAGGACGGGTCTCTTGTAAAGTTTACACGTAACCAGTCTAGTGATCTGTGGGGTAAGGATCCGGGTAATTATTTGTACTATCCTTTGGGGAGCGGTCATACGACTACAGACAAATATGCATATGAGCATCCTGCGTTGATGGCGGAAGCTATTGCTGAGGATTTCATTCTCGCCTTTACGGAGCAAGGAATGGTGGTGCTAGATCCTTTTAATGGGGCGGGTACCACGACCAAAATGGCGTATAAACATAAGCGACAGTACGTAGGAATTGAGCTTGAGCAAGCATTTACTGACATAGCTCAAAGAAGAATCAATGAGACTCAGCAGATTGAATTTGAACCTAAGGCTATCTATACAGAGAGAGACATGGAAGGCGACGTTGCTGAGTTCAATGAAATACCTTACACTAATTAGGAATATTAATGCCTGAACTTAATGCCAATGTCCCGGTATTCGATTGTTTCATTCGTAAGGAGTATTTATACGACTTACAGAAGCATCATGGAGAATACATCCATGGGACAGTGTTTGGACTTTCAAGTGTTTATGGGAGAGCTTTAGGGTTTCATGTTCTTACGGAACATGGGGCTCAGATAGCACGTTTACCAGTAAGTGCTTTAGTTTTTACGCAACATGAGCCCCACCTCCCCCTTCATTATCTTCAGTTGTGGGATTGTTTTGCTTACGACGTTTCAGTCACAGATTTTGATTGGCTGCACGAAATGAGAGTTCAGGTAGCTGTAAGAGACCATCAAGTCTTTGATGGGTCTTACATGTTTACTGTTGATTGGTACGGAAACAATGATTCCGAAGAGCCTGGAGAGGACGGTCATAAGAATGCCCACATCATACAGCTAGACTGCGGTTGTATCGCGGCCCAGCCCAACAACCGAATCATATGGCATGAACCCTCAGTAATTACTTCTCCTAGCAATTTACGAAAGGGAGAACGCCCCGACTATCTTATCAATACCCATAAGTGGAAGTGTGAAATAGATTCCAAGTGGACTACTGACGATTCTTATCGATATTTCTATGAGGATAAGTTACACGGGGAGGGCCAGAAACTAACACCGGAGAAGCGGAGAGAGCTTGCCCGCCTTCGAGCCTTACGAGACGCAGGGTGGCCTGAGGAGAAACAGAAAATCAATGTCAGAAGACACAACGACGGACGAGATATCTTTCAAACAGGGGTATCGTCAAGAAGCCCTGAAGGTAGCGATCAAGATGGTTAGGCAAAGTGGTAGGAGTGCTGAGCTAATTATTTGTAGGGACATACCCGGTGCACATACAGGCGGAGAAGAATGTTTCTGCGACCCAAAAGTGATACAGATTCACCCAGAGGATTTATAAATGAACAAACTTGAGATATTGAAGCGAGCCAAGAAACAACAGAAGTGGGGATTATCAGTCCGCGACTTTAACTATTGGGATTTGGAGGACATGGTACATGAAGGTATTTTAGACAAGTCTTTTCCAAAGAGGGGTAGGGGTGCAGGCTGGCCTTGCTACAAGATTTCCCGGAGAGGTCGTAAATCTTTACGGAAACGGCTTGCTAAATAGGGGATGATTACGTATAATTGTAGTAGAGGATAAGATAGATGGCGATACAAAATATGCTTTATGGTGAAGTGGGCGTAGATCTTGATAAGAATAAAGAGTGTGATTACTGTTACAAGTATTTACCTAACGACCAATTCGATAGGGACCGCACTAAAAAGGATGGACTAGACCATAGATGTAAGGGCTGCAAAACTGTTGAGGCGATAGTACGTAACTACCCCGGTCTGACCGTAGATAGGTATGCTCAAATGATGTGGGAACAAGAAGGTAGTTGTGCTATTTGTGCAACAATTCCTGAGAAGAAGTTAGTAATCGACCATAACCATAAGACCGATAAGGTTCGAGGACTATTGTGTAGCAATTGTAACTCAGGATTAGGGATGTTTAAGGATAGTCCCCGAAGATTACGGACTGCAATAGCATATTTGAGGAAAGCGTCGGAGAAGAAAGCATGATACGTAAAGAAACAGTGTCTAACAAACAGTTACTACAAGACGTTCTCAACCAGGCATGTAGTTGTGACATGATGATCGGTTGGACATGTCTCTTTTGTCAGAAGACCCTACCTAAGCTACGCAAGGCTTTGAAGGTTGGGTATCGTAAGACTAAGAGTCCTTACGAACCAAGAAAGATAGGGAATTATAAGCCTAAAAGTCCTTACGAACCAAGAGGGCTAAGGGAGTTAAGAGATTAATAACATGTCTGATTACGGATCACGAGTATGTAACTATGCAAGCTGCATCGACAATGTGTGGGGCTTCGATTACTACTGCCCCACCCACGTCAAACAGACTGGGTGGTCTCAAGAGTGCTATACCATTGCATGTAAAGAAAAGGCAGAGATTGGTAAGGTTTATTGTCAGAAACATCCAGACAAATGAAAGGGTTTAGCCATGCCTGAGAAAGACGTAGAAATTACTGCTGGGGGTATACGAAGACGAACCACTCGTGGTAAGAATAGAGTGGCCGAGCAGAAACGAGCGAAGGGTCGTGCTGATAGAAAGAAATGGGATGCTGAAGCAGTGGCTTCGAAGAAGCTTGGGCGTGGAGAGAAGTATAAGGAATGTCGTCAGGAGATAAGAGAAGCGGCAGACAAGGGAGAAGAATATATTAGATTTACGTTTTCGGATTGGCGGGGTTCGGGAGGAGGTACCATTCGAGGAATTAGTGAAGCCCTTGTGGCTAAGCTTAAGAAGGCAGGGTTTAAGGCCACAGTGATCTGGCCCGAGACAGAGAGAGTGGGAATCATGACTACGATCATTAGAGGTGGAGTAGAAGTATCTTGGGGACCAGGAGAAGGACATAATAAACCTAGAACAGATATCTATGGTAGGAGCTGGTAAATATGGACGCAAGACAAGCCAGAAGAGCTTCAAAAACAACGCGTGATGACGACGTCGCCAAGAAACGTGAAGAGAAAAGGAAAGCAGAGCTTCATATTAAGAAGCAAGGTAAAGCTGGGCGAGTAGAAGCCCGCAAGAGATTTATGCCCGAGATAAGAAAGGCGATAGGAAAAGCAACTGCTAGGGGCGTAAATCATTCTACTGTCAGAATTACTGGTGGTATGTTTGGGGCTCCCGATAGTGATGCTTTTTACGCTTATTATTCCGCAGCATGTAAACGTCTCAAGGTGATTTTAGAAGAAGAAGGATATAAGGTAGAGACCCGCGTATGGACTCAGACCCATGATGGTGGAGGCGGAAGTGATCCTCTATTTTACGGGACAAAAACAGGTCTTAATGCGGATCTAAAGTTAAGGTGGTAAGAATGCGTAAATTTTTAAACAAAATTCTACACCCCAAAAGTATATTATGTCCTGCTTGTGGGGGATATAAATGGAAATGCAAGCCTGCATTAGGGGGATCCAATTATCTTAAATGCAGTACTTGTAGCAAGGTATATTATCAAGTTGGTTCCTCGCCCAGAGCATTAGTGGCAGATGATGGGATTGACTGGGAAACGGCAGGTAAATAGAACAGTTAGATTATATTCTAACACATACGAAAGTATGTAAAGGGGGAGAACATGTGGGATAGTAAAGAAGATCGAAGAGAGAGAGCATTGAGCACAATGAGATCTAACATTGATCGTGATACCGTAGGTAGAAGGCTGACTCCGGAAGCCAAAGAGCGCGCAGCAGAGTTTGCTGTAGACGTGTGGAAAGGTAACATGGGTAATGGGGAAGCAAGTAAGATTGGCATTAAGCATGTCACTCGTGATGTGTTCGAGGACTAGGTAGAATGCAGAAACTTGTCCTGAGCATAGCAGTGGCGATGTTTTTTGGATGCTCAAGCGGGCCGCAGGGCTACTACGAGCGGGGCCTCTACATTCCCACTCACGTCATAGCTTGCGTAGACTTCTGTAAGGACCACGGTAAGGTCTTCACCTTGACGCACCCCGGGGAAAGAAAGCGAAGATCTATGTGAATGCAAGTGTGGGGACGGTAGCACAAGACAGATTAAGAAAGATGAGTATTAGATGGCTGTAACCCGGCTCTATATAGAGTCAGGGCGGACCGGGGTTCGATCCCCCGCATCTCCAGCAAGCAGTTCATTGGATAAACTGGGGATGAATTGGATTCGACGTGTTGATGAAGTATAGGGACGCAGCCCATGGATGAGCAGGCCATGTTAAATAGGCTCACATATATAATTGGCAACTCTCTCGTAGAGTACGCAACTCGCCTACACGCTAAGGAACTCGTTTCCAAGGACGTGGAACAGGTTGCAATCGCTGCCTAAGCACTAATACTGCAATAGGAAAGCGCGGACTGACCCACCGGGCAACAGAACGGGTTGCAAGGAGAATTAAAATGATGGATATAATCTTCAGAGGAATAAATACTGAAGGTCAGAGGGTTGACGATAAGAAATTTGTAGAGTATTTGGCTAAACAAATGGAGAAGCATGATATTCTATGTCCTTGGTGTTACTTAACGTATCATACGATGCAGCCCTTGAGTACTGTTGGGGATTATCCAGACGAACTGTTCTGCCCAAGCTGCGAGTTAGAAGTAAATCTTGCACTGCGATGGATGGGAAGAAGCCATAAATTGGGGCGAATATGATATTAATGAGAGTATTACTGGTGGCTTTGTTCCTTCTGCTGCCCCTTGAGGTAGTTGCAGGTGATTTCCGTGGGGCGCATTCCCCACGCTCTTACAATAATCGAATCAATGTCTATCACTATGATGGAAGTAGAGGCACATATTCTCTTAGGGGCTCTTCTAATATTCGCAGAAATTTTGGTCCTATTTTACCTAGTGGGAATATTCTTGGGCCCTTTAAGAACCCCGACTCTGATGCACGTAAGCCGGAGAATCTAACAGCTTGTATCTATGATGTCTCCGGTATTTTGGTGTATGAACGAGAAGGAAAGGTTTGTTCTTACAAGTACGTAGATAAAAATCAAATGCGGGTTGAGCGGAGGAGACAAGAGTGGCTTAAATCGCAGACCCGCTAGGAGGTCGCCATGGCATTCAAGTGTGAGCACTGTCAATTTGACCTTTCAATGCGTATGGATTTATTAGCAATGGCGATAAAAGCAGACTACCCGGACGAGGATATACCAAAGGAATTGTCTGTGGATGGTACTTGTGATTCCTGTGGAGATCCTTTTAGCTATAGCGGTGAGTTCTTCTCTCATTACATGAAGACTAAGGTTGAAGAGGGTGTGATCGGTCCTGAAACGGGTAAGTATGCGATTGTCGCATTTGATGTTTCGGATAAAGAACACGAAGAATTCAAGAGATTAACGGAGCTAGGAGATAAGAAAAAGTTAGATGCTTTTGTACGTATGCTTATGCTCCGACCAGATAGTGATTTTGAAGACTAATTGTGGGAACCGCCCGGGTTTAGTCAACTCGGGATGGGGAATGATGATCCCGTCGCAGGATCTAAAAGAGCGACTGGTCGGGGGTTGCTCTGAGCACCCCGGATCCTGGACATGATCCAAACTGTCTTGGTGGAGTGCGCCGGCACTTGCCGTCGCCCCCGCTACCCAGGGGTCTCCCCTGGGTAGCACAGGAGGTACAACATGTACGTAGATTTGCGTTGTAATGAATGTGGAGATCACTCTCGCGTATCTTTTGCTCTGCTTTATGAAGTGTGGCTAGAGGGCTACAATACTATGGATGATGAGCACAAAATACGAGCGAGGGCCGTAACGGATATTAAATGTCACTGCGGCCATAACGAGAGGTATGATGGTCCGATGTTTCAGTACATCTTCCAGCTTATTTTCGATGAGTTTATCAAGGAGGAAGAAGTATAAAAGGATGCTGTTAGGGATCTGAATCATGAGGAGGCGGAAACCTTACATGGTAAGAAATACTAATAGAAAGAATTCTAACAAACGCAATGACGAGAAGGCATTACGAGAGAAAACTTTTCGACAGTTACAGAAGGTAGAACCCCGTAATGACAATCAAAAGAAGTACTTAGAATCAATCGAGAAAAACACAGTAACCATAGGTTTGGGCCCTGCTGGTAGTGGTAAGACCTACTTAGCTGTGTATGAGGCACTGCTCCATCACTTCGCAAAAGAGAAAAAGAGAATGATCATCACCCGCCCTGCTATTGAAGCGGGGGAGAAGTTAGGTTTTCTTCCGGGTGACATGTCGGATAAACTAGATCCGTACATGAGGCCTATTTACGATGCACTCTATGACTTGATTGGTATCCAACAGACCAATGAGAAGATGGAGAGACAGTACATTGAAGTAGCGCCACTAGCATATATGAGAGGTCGTACATTTAATAACTGTTTTATCATACTCGATGAAGCACAGAACGCCACCATCGAGCAATTGAAGATGGTATTGACTCGTGTTGGAGAGGGATGTAAGATAGTAATTGATGGCGACCCGGGGCAGTCAGATCTGCCCACTTATAGAAGAGAGTCTGGACTATGCACGCTGCGGGAGGTCTTAAAGGACACCCCTGACGTAGGCATTGTGGAGTTTGATCGAAACGACATTGTCAGAAGTCAATTAGTGATCGATATAGTCAAAGCATTTGAGGAGTACGAACAAAATGAGTGAAGTTAATTTTGCGCCTATTTTAACCTTAGAAGAGTTCGCCCCGATTAGAAATAACCTAGAGGGTAGTCTTATTCTAACATCTGGTGGGTACGACCCGATCCACCCCGGCCACATCTCCTGTATAGTTGACTCGAAGACCCATGGAGATTATTTGGTAGTTGTGGTCAATGGAGATTGGTTCTTAGACTACAAGAAGGGTAAGCATTTCATGGACCTCAAGACTCGGAGCGAGATTGTCTCCGCTATTCGAGGTGTAGATTTCGTGATACCTTTCGAGATCGAAGACGATTTGACTGTAAATGAGGCCTTGAAGGTTATACATCCTGATGTATTCACCAAAGGTGGGGATAGAATGGATGTAGATACCATTCCAGAGTGGGAAGTTTGCAACGATTACGGTATTAGAATAGTAACTGGAGTTGGCGATTCCAAGACTCACAGTAGTACTAATATATTGGAAGATTGGTATGAGCATCGGCTTCGGTTGTTCATGTAGCCTTGCTTTATAGTCCCCTATCTCTTATAATTGTACTGTCAGGAGGAAGAAATGGTTGACAAGTTGGAGAATATTCCGGATGAATTACAGCCTAAGAGCCCCTTAGAAACTTTGAGGATTGAGAACTTCGAGGGAATTGGTGAAATTACTATTGGTGTAGGAAGTGACAAACACATCCTAACTACTGCTATAGTTTTACTCAACCACCCCGAGATTAACAAGTTTCTATTGCTTCAAAAGCTAAGGTTGTCTGATCGAATTACCAAGACTAAGATTTTCCCCCGGGAAGGAATGGTTCTACCCGATGGAGAAGTATATACAGAACCCACTACGGAAAAAAATAAGGAGGGATAATGCCCCTTACAGAACTAGCTCAGAATGTTATTGAAAGACCGCTTCCCCAGGATAAGATCAAGAAACGCCCCGGAAAAGCAGGCATGACCTTTGATTATGTGAGTCCCGATTTTGTCATCAGTCTCCTAAACGAGGCGTTTGAATATCGGTGGAGTACATCTGTCTTTCACCAGACCATGTACGGTGATACAGCTGTCGTAGGTCTTAATCTCACAGTGTGGGATGCTGAGAACAACGCCGTTAACAAGGCACAGTTCGGATCCTGCGATGTGGGTAAAGGAATGGGCCCGGGAGAAGCATTCAAGGGAGCAGCTAGTGATGCTATGAAGAAGGCTGCTACTCTCTTGGGCGTCGCCCTTGAGCTTTACGCCTCTGATGAGGCTCCGAAGCAGCAGTTCCAGAAGCCTGTGGTACCTCCGCGTGCGCCAGCACCGCCTGTTCCGGGTAACACCCCCGGCAAGCCCGCCTTGCCGAAGCCTGTTGCTGCGCCTGCTGCGCCGACAGCGCCTGCACCCCCTGCGGCCCCGGTTGCAAATACCGTGGCCCCACCCACACCGCGGAGAACCAACCCGTTTGGGAATGGAGGACAGACTGCCGCGGTACCAAAGCCCTCCGCACCTCCGGCTGCTCCTAAAACAGTAGAGGTTCAGAGAGCAAACCCGTTTGCTAGTAGAGTTGAAGGTGCGGGACCTAATCCTACCCAGTTGAACGCGCTTACTAATCTCTCTCAGAGAAAGGGATTATCTCAATCGGACATGATTGCTCTAGCAGTAATTGAGGATGAAACTGGAAGCCCCAAGCAGACGTTTGAAGAGCTTAGCCATGCAGAGGCGATCCAAGTAATCAAAGCCTCTCAACTCTAGGAGAAGACCTTTGGCTGACCGATACATTACTCACAATGTGCTGCTAGAGACAGCGGATTTCAACATCCTAGTCATTGAATTTCCTGAAGAGGATGTGAATGACAAGCTGGCTACTTTGGCATCAGAGAAGGGTCTTATCTACAAGCATTTGTACGAAGACTTTGTACTGAGTAGTTGCATGGCTAACTCTGGGCCGTTCTTCTTTCACATTAGAAAACGTCCCGAGCTTCTAATGCGGTTTGCCGATATTCGTAGGGAGGCTTTGAATCTGGTGTTTAAGCTCAGTCCAGGTTTTAGACCCGAGAATATTTTCATCAATGAGAACAATATTCTAAAGACTAAGGCCAGTCTGAAGGATAAAGAGGCAGCCAGGCCGTTGATTGAAAACAATCTATGGGACCATGATCCTCCTCTGTCTAACTTTGGGCCTGGAATGATAATTAGTGCTCCTGAAATCCTAGATGAGGATGATCGTCTTCCCAGGGATGAAGATGATCCGGAGGATACTAACTTTTCTGGTTCTGAACTTCCGTCGGACAATCCTTTTTCGGATAACACCGGAGGAAATGGAATGGGAGGCGACGTGCCCTATGACTTAGTAGGACATAAGTGGAATACCCCTGGTGTCCACATAAATATCCGTCAATACGAGGAAAGTGAGGATGCCCTGGTGAATTTACTAGGGGGTACCCCGTTCGAATCCGCACGTGGGTATAATCTCCTAGTTGTAGAGCTTTGTGTAGAAGACTTTTCTGATGTGTTCCATCTGTTGGATAAGATGGGGGTCTCAAAGAAACATAAGCCTGAAGATATGGTTAGGGAGCTTTACGAAATTGCGATACTTTACAATCCGTTTTTGAAGCTTGAAGATATTAATCTAAAGAAGATTAAACAAGAGTATCGTCGGCGTAACCGAGCTACCCATCGTACGAATAGCAGGAGTTTGGCAGCAGCAGGCAATCAAAGTGGGGCTGTTCGTAAGCGAGGAATCAAGTTCTCGGATCTCACTAGTGAAAAGCTTCTTTCTATCACTGAAGATATGAAGAAGAAGATTGTGGGACAGGATGAGGCAATTGAACACATTTCAGATGCTGTTCAGAGAGCCTCCGTGGGTCTCAAGAGAGACAATGAACCTATCGGAGTCCTGCTTTTCACTGGGAAAACTGGCGTCGGCAAGACGGAGACTGCTAAGGTTCTGGCAGATACGTTGGGGGCGCACTTGGTGCGAATCGATTGTCAGGAGTATCAGCAGCCCCACGAGGTAGCCAAACTAACTGGTTCTCCCCCTGGCTATGTTGGATATGATGACGGTGGGCACCTAACTAAGGAAGTGGCCAAGTATCCTTTCTCAGTAGTCCTCTTTGATGAGGTGGAGAAGGGGCACAACAACTTCCATGAGCGGATTCTCCAGATCATTGATGATGGTCTTCTTACCGAGTCTAAGGGTGGTCGTAAGGTTTCGTTTAGCGAGACTTTGATCCTCATGACTTCTAACATTGGTGTAAAAGAAGTAGAGGAGCTTAGTAAAACTCTGGGATTTGGAGACGTAGCGGATAGATCAAGTTCTAAGGATGCCAAAGCCAGGGCAGAAGCTCTCAAGAAGAAGTTCAAGCCTGAATTTCTCAATCGTGTGGATGACGTTGTTCATTTCCGCGATCTGGAGAAGGATGATTTCCTCCACGTACTGAATATTATCCTAGATGAAACGGCTGAACAGATCCATAAGAGTAAGACCATTACGATGAAGGTTAATCCGGGAGCCAAGAATTTCCTCCTGGATAATGGGATTGACAAGAAGTTTGGCGCTAGGCCCCTGCGCAGAGCAGTCAAGAAGCACCTGTCTACTCCGCTGGCTCGAGCTATTCTCAAGAAGGAAATACCAGATAGAGATGCTAAAATTACTGTTAGCTTGAATCCTTCCAAGGATGCGCTGGCCTTCCGAACCAATGGGCTGAAGAAGAGTGCTTAGTTATTTATGTAACACAACTCCTAACTTGGATAAGCTTAAACGTAATTTGACCCGGATACATCCGTATGTGGATCAAACGGTTATCTGCATAGGGCAACGGGATTTGGAAGTAGAAACATATGTGAAGTCTTTTTCTAATACTGATCTTGTGTATTTCCCATGGGCTGATAGTTTTAGAGATGCATACCAAGCATGCTTAGATCATGCCCCTAAAGAAGGATGGCATCTTCGCCTTGATGATGATGAGCTTCCTACCCCAGAGATGTTGAATGAACTACGTATGTTAATGAGCGCTGCGTGGGGAAGGTATGATGTGGTGGCATTTCCTGGTACAAATGTCATAAATAATGAACATCATGACACTGACTATCATCGAGAGCTATTATACAAATGGAATCCTAACTTACATTATGAGGTAAGTCTTCACCAATCGTTGGTGGGGCTTCGAATACCCGCCCGAAGTACAAGGCGTTATCTACATTATAAGAGCCCGTTGGGAGCGTTGCGCTCTGCTTGCAGAGACTTCTTTATTGCTGGAGTTTGGGCAGATCACGAAGAAAGCTTTCTATACTGGCACCAGATAACTAAGCAAGATCCGCGTCGGTACCCAGAACATCCGATGGTTCCAGAGCTAGAAGGAATCCCGTTTCCTCTACAGGATGGGTTTCGTATAGACGCATGGTATGAAATGAAAGACATTCTTAAGCAACATCATCCTGAAGTAGAGTATTATAGAGACTTAGATAAGTTACTTTATAATGGAACTATTTGCCAAGAGTTTCAAGAATGGGCCGAACTTCATAATGAAGAAAACGATAAGCGCCCTCATATTCATGAACTTTATGCATTCCATAAGTATATAACTTTGAGGAGCTGAATTAGTGGGGTATAACCTAAAGCTACTTGGTGAAGAGCAAGTAGATCAGACATTATACTACGAGCATAGTTGTACTCTTGAGCTACGAGAGTGTATTCACGACCATTTTGAAGACATGCGCCCGGTTTATACTAAGGAAGAATTTCTCGCAATGTCTGATCACTGGATAGAGGCTCGTAAGAAGTATGATGAACTAGGACAGCCTGATCCCGAGGAACAAGGTTTTACTCTTCATACCTTCCGACTTCCAGGACAGAGGCTCCACCATGAACGAGCAGCGTTAGAATTTACTCGCGGTGGCGCTGATAAAGATGGGGGAGGAGATACTTTTCACTTTCACTATCGACATGTACGAACACACCTTTCGAAGAGAGATTTCAATATCCTTTGTGATCTGTGGAAGCAGTCTGATAAAGCATATGCTCAGGATTTTGCAGAAACTATTGATCTCAATTCTGATCGTGTAAAAATTGGGCAGGTGGCAATTGATCAATATATTCCTTGGTTGCAAGAATATATTGAACATCAAGAAATAACTCGTGCTAATCCAGATGATTTTTGGGACATGTATTTAGAGTCCAAAAAGTTAATCCGACCAGAGGAAGAACAACGCCCTGATGGGGGATGGCTCTTGGATGAAAACAGTAACGAGATTCGTAATCGGACTCTTCCAGAAGACTTTAACAAACGATACCTATACGCCGCGTATGAGTGCATGAAAAAGTACGGCTACGGTGAGGGCCCTTTTAAGTATGATTACGTGCATGTACAAAGGATGCCAGACGAGACCTATCTGGTGCGAGGAAGTCATCGAGCGGCAGTACTAACTGTGTTAGGATATACAGAAATCTTAGCGGTGGTGATAAACTAATGCGTATTGCACTGTGTTTATCGGGACAAGCTCGCCGCATAACGACTAACTTCAATGCCATCAAGGAAAATTTGTTAGACACAACTGGAGCAGATGTCTTCTTTCACTTTTGGTCCACCGTGTCCGAGCAAGATGATATGGCCCCTTTAAAAGCAGTAGATTTATATCACCCTAAACAATATATCATAGAGCCTCAGGTAGTATTTGAACAGCCAGAGTGGTTTAATCTTCCTTCTATTCCTATAACGGCGACTAGTGAGGAAGGTAAAGATAAATATCAAAGAATTCGGAGTATGTTCTACTCTATTTGGCGGTCTAATGAATTAAAAAAAACTTATGAAAAAGAGCAAAATTTTAAATATGATTGTGTGATTAGAAGCAGAACTGACATTTTCTATGAGTGTCCTTTCGATATAGAAGAATTTAATAGTGCCTCTTTAGCCTTGTGGGGATGGGATACATGGCCTAAGCCTCCACATGGGCCTTCTTTTGGAGACTGGTTTGCTTTTGGTAGTTCAGAAATTATGGATAAATACTCAATGTGCCATTCCCATGTAGATAATGTTATAGAAAAGTGTGGACAGCTGCTCACTGAAAATGTATTTTATCGATACGTCTATGAAGAGGCTCAGTTTGAAAACATCAAGTATACTAAGATGTGTAGAACTACAAACCCCCGCCTACCAAGGGCAATAGATAACCGGAGAATATAATGTGGAATTTTGTTTCAAATCCCCTGGCCGAGCCGATCAAACAAGCTCCCGGGGTGAGGCATTCCACAGAAAAGCATTATTTAAAAGATTACAGAAAACAGTATTTGCGAGACAACAATCCAAGTACCCCGGAAACTTTGAGCATGTGGATAAACGAAATACTTTGTGAATTTGATCCCGGAAGTTCTCTTTTGATATTTGGTTCAGGGCACCCAATTCATGCAAATACTTATAAACGAGATTTAGATTTAGAGCGTATTGTTTGTATGGATGTGGTGGAGGAAGCAGGTGGAGGATTAGAGGCAGGTATTGAATTCTGGCCCCGAAATATTTTAATAGACGAAATAGAAGAGTTTGATTATATATTTTCGACACACACAATTGAACACTTTACCCGTGATGAGGTTATGAATGTGATTCTACCTAAATGTGTGAATCATGCTAGAAAAGCTGTTGTTTTCTTGATGCCTTATAAAGATATAGGCTGGGGCCCCGCCAAACCAGAAGGTCCTCATCTTTTAGAACTTTCGGAGAACGACGAATTAGCTGCTCAGGCGCTAAAATGGAGACGGGTTAGACATCATTTTCCAAACTATGGGATTGAACTTGTCCTTTGGTTTGAAGGAAAAGCCTAATGAAAGTAGCGGTTTGTTTGTCTGGGCAAGCACGCTTTGCTGAAGAAAATTATTCTGAAATTAGGACTAAGATTTTAGAACCTGCTGGTAATCCTGATATTTTTTGCTATTTTTGGAATACTGAGGATTCTCGGATAGGTACGGCCCCTAACACTGCTGTAAAACTTTACCGGCCCATAAGATATAAGATAGAGCCCCAGAAAATTTTTGATACCGCTTGGATAGATGATAAGCCTACAGTGGCTTGTGATAATAAAACCTTAACAACTGATCCAGAATGGTTATATTGGAATTACCAGCGGATATTGAGTATGTTTTATTCGATTAAACAAGTGAACGCTTTGATAAACGGAGTATATGATTGTGTTATTCGTTGTCGGACTGACAACACCTTTGAGAGAGCTTTTGATCTCGAAGAGTTCAAATCTGATACTGATGCTTTATGGTGTTACAGATTACTTCCGCGCCCGCCCGAGTGGAATTTAGGAAAGTTTAGCTATGGCGATGAGTTTTGTTTTGGGAATCAGGAAGTGATGAGTACGTGGTCGTCTGTTTATGATAATATTCCACAAATAATAGAGGCTTTGAACCTTGTGCGCCCTGAAAAGTTTTTGACTTATCATATCGAAGAACTTACGAACTTAGGAACGCTAGCTAAAGTTTCTAAAATAGGAGTTCCAGCCATTAAGAGGAATGAACATTCAAATGTAGTACTAGAAAGACCTGAGGGACCATGAATGAAAGCAATACTGTACGACTTAGATGGAGTACTGGTAGATGCTTGTGACTGGCATTACGACGCTCTGAACAGAGCATTGATGGCAGTGTGTGGCTTCAAGATTTCCCCTAGAGAACACCAAACTACATTCAACGGTCTTCCTACTAAGTCAAAGTTAGATCTGTTGAATAATCAGGGAAGAGTTGCTACAGAGGATTTCACTGACGTCAACGCCTTGAAGCAGCAGTTTACCATGGAGATTTTGGAGAATCTGACAATAGATCCGGGGAAGGTGGATCTTCACGAGAAGGTAGCCGCCTTGGGTATTGAGATAGCATGTGTTACCAACGCAATTCGTCAGTCAGCGGAAACTATGCTGAGGAATACCGGGCAACTAGACTATATGGAGTTTGTGATATCGAATCAGGATGTTATACATCCCAAGCCTTGCGCAGAAGGATATATAGTAGCCATGGTTCGTTTGGAAGTTCTGCCCCGAGACACCTTGATTGTAGAAGATTCACTTAAAGGAATTCAGGCCGCAGAAAGTACAGGGGCGTATGTCCTACAGGTCACTAATGCCACTGACGTTACTTGGGAAAGGATTGCGCAGTGTCTGAATTAATCAATGCGGAAAAGGCAGAGATCACTACGTCCCAGGAAGTGTATGATGCTTTCAACTCTTTCATATTCAGTTCTGATACAAAAGTGCTGGGTAAGTTGGTAGCCAGAGCTCTGATAGCTGCGGAAACTAAGGATGTGCCCGGAGATATTGTGGAGTGTGGAGTTTACAAAGGTTCCGGACTATTAACGTGGTTGAAGCTTAAGCACGTGCTTTTTCCTAACGCACTTAAGAAGGTAATTGGATTTGACTACTTCGATACAGATGTACTGTTGAACTCCCTTACTGGGTTGGATCTGCAGAGAATGGAGGAGCTATTTCGGGAGCGGGATTATCACCACGCTAGTGGGGCAGAACAGTTCCTACTAGATCAGATACATGCAGCTGGGTTTACAGCTGGTGATTTTGAGCTTATTAAAGGCAACGTTTCTGTAACTGCCCCAGAGTTTGTAGCTAAACGCCCGGGCTTGAAGATCTCAGTCCTATATATGGATTTGGATCTTGCAGATTGTACATACAATGCTTTGGCATCTCTCTGGCCACGAGTCTCTAAAGGAGGCATTGTGGTTTTTGATGAGTATGCGTACCATCAGTGGTCTGAAGCACAAGGTGTGGATAGATTTTTTGAAGACAAAAATATTGAAATCAAGGTTTTGGATTATCTATGTCCAACAGCATATGTGAGGAAGTAAAATGAAGATTGTAATCCCGATGGCGGGTTTAGGTTCAAGGTTTTCTAAAGTAGGATATAGTTTTCCTAAGCCTTTGATTGATGTAGAAGGCGTCCCTATGATCCAAAGAGTTGTGGACAACCTTAATCATTTTGATGCGGACTTCATTTTCTTAGTAAGCCAGGAACATCTAGATCAATATAATGTGGGGTCCCTGCTTACTACGATTACTAATGGGCGTTGCGATATTATTCCCGTAAAAGAGCACACCGAGGGCGCCGCGTGTACGGTGCTTCTCGCAAAGGATTACATCAACAGTAGTGAAGAACTTTTAATTGCTAATTCAGACCAGATCATACAGTACAACCCAAAGAACTTCAAGCTGATGTATGAACTGGGTCGGAATGCGGATTGGATCTGGACATTTAACGCCACTAACCCGAAGTGGAGCTTCGCCCGTGTTCATGGGCAACGTATCGTGGAGGTCGCGGAGAAGAACCCTATCTCAAATATAGCTACGTGCGGTGTGTATTTTTGGGATGCGGGGAGAGTATTTGTCATGTGTGCTGAAGAAATGATCAAACGGAACCTTAGAGTTAACGGTGAGTTCTATGTTTGTCCTGCGTATAACATAGCTATTGAGAAGGGTCGAACCGTGTACCCCTTCTATGTCGATAAGATGTGGGGTGTTGGAACCCCAGAGGATTTAAATGCATACCTCAATCGGACAAGATCGTAGGTAAATTATGAATATACTTATCCCTATGGCAGGTAAAGGAACTAGATTTTCTGCAGAAGGATATACAATTTTAAAGCCCCTAATAGATGTTAATGGGGCCCCGATGATCCAGAGGGTTGTGGAAAATTTAGCAATAAACAGTACTTATATATTTGTTGTACGCGAGGAAGATCTTCATACATACTCTTACTTGTATGATACGTTAGAATCCCTAACTGCCCAAAGTATTATAGTTCAAGATAAATATGAGCTTCAAGGGCAAGCCTCGTCTTGTTTGTCTGCTAAAGAATTTATTAACAATGATGAACCCTTGCTTATAGCTAATAGCGACCAGATAATGGGGTGGGATCCAGAGGACTTTATAAACCACGCTTCTAATAGTAATTCAGATGGAATAATATTGACGTTCGATTCCCAAGACACTAAGAACAGCTATGCAAGGTTGGATGAAGATGGTTTTGTTCTGGAAACTGCAGAGAAAAAGGTCATCAGCCCACATGCATGCTGTGGGGTTTTCTATTGGTCAAAAGGAAGATATTTTGTGACTGCGTTGGAGAGCATGATGAAGAAAAATATCAAGGTTAACAATGAGTACTACGTTGCTCCTGTTTATAACGAAAATATAGCTGCGGGATTGAATATAACTATTTACAAAATTGATAAACATTATCCCATAGGTACTCCCAAAGATTTGGAACATTTTCTTCGGGGAAAAAACTAAATGGAAAGATATAATATAAATGATACCACCCATGGGTGGTTTATTGGTGATTTTGATAAGGCTGTTCATCGTACTACAGATTTTGAAGTATCCTATATGCAACATCCTAAGGGAGAAGAGTGGCCCAAGCATCACCACAAGATAGCAAAAGAAATAAATTGTCTTGTTCGGGGCAAAATGTTGATCAATGGTGAAGAAGTAAACCGAGGTGATATTTTTATAATAGCGCCGGGTGAGAGCACTAAGCCTACTTTTTTGGAAGACTGCGAGTTAATAGTGGTAAAGGTTCCTTCTTGCCCTACTGATAAATATGTAGATGAATAAGGAGAGTTTTGATGGATTTCTTTCTGCAGCAGGCTGAACTTAATCAGCAAGAGTATATAATAGCCACCTACTATATTGAATCAGCCACAACTTTAAAGGACGCCGCTTGGAATTTGGCCATTGGTCAGAGCGTTGGCAATCCTAACATTAGAAATAGATGGGAAACAGATGCTCTTTTTGAAAGGCATTCTTGTAGAATTCTTCATGCTGAATCAGAGCTGGCTGGTAATAAAGGTGAAGTAAAAATAGCTTTTCCAGTTGTGAATATAAATGTGAAAGAAGATGGTATATCACAACTACTAGTTCAGGTTATGGGGGGACAATTAGATATCGATATCTTTACTAAATGTCACTTGCTACACATCGAGTTTCCCGAAGAAGTTTTACGCGAGTTTGCAGGCCCACGCTATGGTATAACAGGGGTTAGAAATTTTACTGGGGTTTATGATAAGCCTATCTTAGGAGGAATAATCAAACCCAAAACAGGCATGCCCCCCGAAGTGCTATTGGAAATGGTTCAAGAACTGGTAGAGGGAGGCGTAAATTTTATTAAGGAAGATGAAATTATGTCTGATCCTCTTTTTTGTTCTCTAGAAGAACGTCTTCCCCCTATCGTAGAATATTTGCAGAAAAAACAAGTTATATATGCAGCATGTATAACCTCTGATCCACCGTATCTCTTAGAAAGAGTTAAACGAGTTCATGAGCTTGGCGGTAATGCTGTGCACGTCAACTTTTGGAGCGGGCTAGGTGCCTATAAGGCAATTAGAGAGTTAGACCTCCCGCTGTTTCTGTTCTTTCAAAAGAGCGGTGACAAGATATTAACTAACGAGTCACATGATTTTCACATCTCTTGGCATGTTATTTGTGAACTTGCGGGACTGATGGGCGTGGATTTTATACATGCGGGCATGTGGGGTGGGTATTCAACAGAGTCTGACGACAACTTAAAAGACACATTGAAAATATTGCACAAACACGATGTTGTTCCTTCTCTCAGTTGTGGAATGCATCCGGGACTAATAGAAGCAATAAACACTAGGTTCGGAATAGATTACATGGCTAATGTGGGCGGCGCTATCCACGGGCATCCTGAAGGAACGCTTGCTGGAGTGAAAGCCATGAGGCAAGCAATAGATAAGTGCCCTTCGGAAGAGTACCAACATGCAATAGATAAGTGGGGCAAAGTAGACTGATGTATTTCATAGCGCACAGAGGAAACATGGAAGGGCCCTGCCCTGAGTATGAGAATAAGCCTAACTATATTATAGGCGGACTCTCTGCTCACTCTTGGCTTCATTGTGAGGTAGATGTCTGGGTAGTAGGTGGAGATATTTTTCTAGGGCATGAGACCCCCCAGTACCGAATTAATGAGGAGTTTCTAATTAATGCCCGTATCTGGTGCCATGCAAAGAATTTAGCAGCTTTTGAAAAGATGTTAGCTAATCCTCTTATCCACTGTTTTTGGCACCAAGGAGATAATTTTATTCTTACATCAAGAGGATATATTTGGACTTTTCCGGGCCGACCCTTGGCTGATAAATCTATCTGGGTTTTGCCGGAGGCTACTAATTTTAGTTATTCTTTTGAAAATATCCCGAAACATGTAGGGGTATGCAGTGACTATGTAACCCTACTCAGAGGAGATACTTTATGAAGATAGCTATACAGCCCATAGGTCCTGACTCTGGCAAAATTAATTCCTTCGGCGGCGGCGAGGCTCGCTGGAATATTAATGTGTATGACATTCTAAAACGAGAGGGTTATGATGTTCACTATCTAGCTCCCGGTCAAGATGAGGGATTTGATTTATATTTAGACACCTCCTGGGCGTTTTGTAAACAAGTAAAGTCAAAAAAACATGTTCATTTTTCGTTTGGAGATATGATTGGGGGGGCTATGCTTCCTCAGGCCCGACAGTTAGAATGTTTCAGAAAGGGAGGCTGCATTGTTTCTAATCCTTATCGAGTAGGTCATGATAGGAACGTTGCGCTCCGGGATGAGGAAAATGTAGATTTTGTGCCTGTATTTATTCCTATGCCTTTCGCAGATGTTTATAAGCCCAGTTTAGATACGCCTCCGTTTGATAGAAAAGAAATTGTATGGGCCACCAAAGGTTGTTTTACTCCAGCTTTTGAAGGAGACCCTGGGTATAACTACATACCAAACAATGCAGCCCTGACCTTGAGAGCTTTAGTTAAATTAAATCAACGTGTAGATTTTAAGATCAACTTTATTTTATCTCATCACCTAGGGGAAGCACACCCCCGCCATAATATCCCTGAACTTCTTTCTAAGTTTAAGGATGTAAATAAAGTTGAAACCGCCCCCTGGACTGAGTTACTGAAACTTATGGCGCGTTCAAAATTGAATGTTCCAATAGGAGGACTCCAAGCCAGTGTTATGGAGAGCGTATTTGCAACAAGTCTCCCTGTTCTCTATCAAGATTCTCGTTACTATCCCATAGTAGAAAGAGAGATATGCTTACTCCCCCCTGTTAGAGAAGCAACTGAAGATGATATATATAATGCTTTGGAAACATTTTGGTTTGATGAAAAGGCATACAAGAAAGCATGGGAATTTTATCAAGATTCTATTAATAGAGATCACACTACTTCTGGGTGGATGAGGAATTTCAAAGAAGCCCTCGAAACTATGGATCTATAAGAAAGGGTTTAGAGATGAAAATAGCAATTAGAAGTTATGGCGCGGTAGGTAACACACTCAATGGTTATGGCGGCGGCGAAGGTCGATGGACATCTAACATGGCTTATTTTTTACAAAGTGAAGGCCATGAAGTAGTCCGCTGCGCGGAAGGACAGGACCACAATTGCGATCTTTTTTTAGATGCATCTTGGGAACGGTGTCAGTACGTAAATGCCCCTGTCCATGTGCATCATTCTTTTTTTGCTTGTAATGGGGGTGCTCTTGAATTTCCTTGTTTACCTAGTGGGGATTGTAATTTGGCGGTGCCTCATCTCCGAGAGTGGGTCCAAGATCAAAATTGGAAAAAAACTCTTGCGAAGCCTTTTAACAATATCTTTTTGCCTGTGCCCTATCCTGACAACCTTCTCCCCTCTAACGTAGATGATGTAAGAGGCTTTGATCGTACGGAAATTCTTTGGGCAACCAAAGATATGTTTCATCCTAATTTTGAGCCGCAGACCCGGCCCGATGGGAGAGAGCAGGTTTTTATTCAGGGCGGTTTGGATACATTAAAAGCTCTTTTGCGATTACAAAAAAAGACCGAGTTTACAATGCATTTTTTGCTTAAAGAGATGCTAGATCAGGCGCACCCCAGGTTTGGGGTGCCCCAACTGTTGTCTCAATTTAGAAATAAACAGTTTTATGGAAGAGTTCTGTGGACTGATCTAATTTCAATCGCTGCCCGGTGTAAGCTATATGTTCCCGTGGGGGGTCTTTGGGGAAGTATTCCAGAAAGTATATTTACAAAAGGGCTTCCCATGTTTTTTTCGAGAAACTGTTGGTCTAATGAATTTGGAACCCTTCTACCGTTTCCTGAAAACGCAGATGAGCAAGACATTTATGAGGCTTTGGAGACCCTGTGGTTTGATGAAAGAGTTTATCAGAGAAATTTTGAGATTCAACAAATGTTGTTTGAGGATCATCGGACGGAGGGTTTGCGAAGAAATTTTAAGATTGCCTTTGAGCAGTTAGGATTATAACTATGCCTAGGGATGGAAGTGCTACATTTAGGGAGTTGAGGCTCCCCTTTGTTGAGATAAACAAGGCCTACCCAGAAAATTATAGCTTTAGGTGTGTTGAAGTTGGAGTTTTCAAAGGGCTGAATGCGAAGAAGTTTTTAGATGGGATGAATATAGAACATGCCTGGTTGGTTGATTGTTGGGGCCATTTTGAAAACGAACCGCAAACAGTTTCTAATCACAATATAGATAAAGATCCCGATTTTTGGAAAAGAACTTATGAAGAAGTCCAGGCCCTTTTTCAAACCTATTCTAATGTTACGATAGTTAAGGCCTGGTCAGAAGAAGCAGTTGATATAGTACCTAATGATTTAGATTTCGTATATCTGGATGCTGATCACACCTATGATGCCAGCTTGAAAGATATTGAACTGTGGTTTCCCAAAATTAAAACGGGGGGATGGTTGATGGGCGATGACTATATGTGGGATGGAACCCATCGCGCAGTCAATGAATTTGTAGAAAAACATAATTACATTTTACATTCGGGATCTAAAAATACTCAATGGTGGTTTATTAAAAATTACGATCCTGGGGAGAAATAGTATGAACATTATGAGATGTCCATTTTTATTTGCACAAGAATATTTTAAAGAAGTTCCTTTGGTTATTGCTGAAGTCGGAGTAGCGTTCGGAGATAATGCTGCTTTGGTTTATGACGGTTTAAAGCCTAAAGAATTTCATCTTATAGATAACTGGGAATGGGACGGCGCTTCTCGTGTTTCTCATGGGGCCATATCTACTAAAGATGAAATGTATGCGTTTGCAGTAGGGCAGTTAAATCATCTTCCTGGTGTTAGATTTGTCCCCACCACATCCAAGAGAGCTTCACTTTTATATCCAAAAGAGTATTTTCATCTGGTTTATATTGATGCGGACCATGAATATGAAGGAGTTCGAGAGGATCTTATCAGTTGGTATCCGAAAGTCAAACCTGGAGGAATTTTTGGTGGAGATGATTTTGATCCCTACCCAGGTGTTAAACGTGCAGTGGAAGAATTTGCACGGCAAGAACAACTAAAACTTTATGTAGGGCAGAGTAGAACCCAATGGTGGGTAATTAAGCCTAAAGAAGGGGAGTAATAATATGCGTACCGCAGATTTTGATGCACCTTATACGCCTGATTCATTTGTTAGTGTTATTGTAATGTCTTATACTCGACCTGACTTTTTAGGGGTATGTTTGCAATCGATTCACGAACATGCAGATATGCCTGTGGAAATTATAGTACATGATGATGCCAGCGGAAGAGAATTTGAGGCAGAAATATTCAATAAATATCGACACCTTTGCAGTTCTTTAATTTTTGGATCACCTGATCGTTTTAATATGGGATTAGCAGCTAGTATAAACCGTGCAGTATCTTTGGCTAATAGCGATTATATTATTTTGCTCAACGATGATACTAAGCTGCTCCGCCCTTGTTTAAAAATAGCTAAACAGTGGTTGGACGTTCCTTATTTAGGATGTGTAGGTATAAGTTCATCTGTGCCGAATTTTTCAACCCAGAATACTATCCCACATGACCAGAATGTAGGACGTTTGAATGTTTACAATAACGGTCTTGCATTTCAACTGGCAGCTCTTCCTGCAGGTGCGGGTGTTTTTGCTTTTCGTAGAAAACTTTGGGAGGAGTTGGGGGGTTTCGCAACTGCTTTCACTAATCACGGTGATACTGTTTTTCATCTTGCTTGTTTGAATGCTGGTTATTTTAATGCCTCTGCTATTTTGGATTCCGAAAGATTGGCAATTAATGTTGATCTTACTGAGCATAATACTTCTAATGGTACTGCAGGCAAAACCCCTTGGGATTGTTCTTACCCCCATTTGTTTAATGCGGGTGGGGAGATGGCGGTGATCAATCGAGCGAGAAATGAGCGGACAGTTATTGCAGGCCAGAAACAGTACCATGCTTCTTTTAAACCTGCCCTTCGGTTTGCTTGGTATCATGAACTATTTGAAAGGGGTTTTCTAGGAAATGGGGAGATAAACTGGAAAGAATTTGAATGTTTAGGTATAGATCGTTGGAAAGATACTATAGAAGCAGACCGCGATGCATGGGTCCCGGAAATGGCTCGAAGAAAATCAGTTGGCTGATAAAGACCCAGAGGATAAGTCAAAATGAAAAGGTTATATGTGACCGCAGGGACCCGTGTTGAATATGAAGGAGATAAACCAGAGGACAAAGGGGAATTCCTAGCGATCGATTGGGAAGCTAAAAAGATTGTAGGAGTATACAACGCAGACTCCGGCAAAAAAGTTGAGGTGGGAAGAAGCCGCGGAGCCTCCGGCATGGCGTGGCATGATGGCCGGATCTACATTGCATGCCGCCGCGGCCTTGTATCTATAGACCCAGACACCTATGAAGAGGTTACCAGGCCTGAGACAATAGGTGGGGGTTTCCACGGTATGAACTCTGATGGACACACTCTGTGGTTAACTGCCATGAAAGAAGATGCCCTCCTGGCGATTCGGGAAGATAAACTGCAATCCATTATTTGTACCACCGGGTATGGGTTCGATAAGCCCCCTGAGAAACAGACTACTGGTATTAATGCTGTGGGGTTTTCCCCTTCCGGGGAAATGTTTTTGATGTATTCCCACAGGCACTACCTGTTTAACTGGACCAAGCAGACAGCTGTATTGCCGGCAGAATGTAAAAATGCAGCACATGATGTTACTTTCGTGGATGAAGACCACTGTTTGTATACGCAATCTGCCATTAGAAAACTCTGGAAAATCAATGTCAGAACAGGCAGCCAAACATGTGTTGTTGACCGCTCCTCTTTGTATAACAAGGGGGGGTTTGAATATGTCAAGTCAGGTTGGCTTAGGGGAATTGCCTACGATAAAGGAAGTAATAGAGTTTTTGTAGCATCTGCCCCAGGTAACATCCTGGAGTATAACGCATCCACGTGGGAAGAAGTGGATCGATTTACATTCACAAAGAGACCGGAAGCAAGTCCATTTAACATTATATTAGATCCGCGAGAGTGGTAGTCGTGCATAAATAAAATATTTGGGAGAACAAATAAATACCAGTAGACAACCTTGTGGCTAAGAATACAATAGCGCACGAAGCTAGAGAACCTATTAAATGGAAAAAATGGCCTACTATACAGCCGGACGATTACCATGCTGGTCAGCTTTATGGAAATAAAGCGGGCGACTGTATCACATGGAGAAAGGGAACGTACGTTGTGAGGCCTTATTTAAAATATGCCACTTCCAAGTGGGAACAGGGCCACATAGATGTGTATGAAGTCCTATTTGATCCTATGAAACATGAGGCTATAACCATTCTTGAGTTTGGAGTTTATTATGGGGAAAGCATGCATTATTATCGGGACTTCTTTACCAATCCTGACGCTAAGATTGTGGGTTTTGATCACGAACCTACAGAGTTTTTTGGAGGACCCCATGGATGTCCCTATGTATGGCCTGGTCGTCACAATGTTTTTCTAGAGAAAGGAGAACAACAAGAGCCTGAAGATGTCAAAAGAGTTTGTGAGAAACATGGACCATTTGACATAATTGTAGATGATGCGCAGCATGATTATCCGTATCCAACAGAAGACGTCTTTCGTATATGCTGGCCTTATGTTAAAGAGGGGGGTTTTTATTGTATTGAAGATGTTGATTCTTCTAGGACTAAACACTTGTTAGATGAGATAGTGGTCAAGAATGAGGGGAAAGGTATATCTCTTCACGGAGGATATCGTGGTTTTGGCCCCCGGGCCGGTTCTGGTGCGCTTCTGATTTTAAAGAAAACTAAGAACAGGATAACGGGTTTGGATGAAGTCCTGACGGAAGACTAGGGGGGATTGGAATGATTCAACAAGGTGAAGCATTAAGGAATAGGATCTTTTTTATTATTAAGGAGAATCCTGGTATGGTTCGAACTGAGATTCGAGATCAGCTAGGACTTCCCAACAACGTGGTTACTCCCGCTATCAAAGAACTAATTGATCAAGAGATGGTAGCGGAGGGCCAGCCCCGGCTGTCTAAGACTACTAACAAACTCGGAAAACAGTTGTATGTTGCTGATGATTGGGCAAAGGAAATTGACGCTCAGAATAGAATCTTCGAATAAAGGACGGAGCGATGTCAGCCGAAAATAAGGATAAGAGTGCAGGAGAGCGCGTCCTCGAGCATCGAAGATTTAACATCCTTGCTCTCGACGGAGGGGGTATTAGAGGTGTTATTGAAGCAGTGGCCCTTGATCGTCTAACAGCAGAATTTCCGAAGCTTCTACAAAATGTGGATTTGATTGTGGGTTCTTCAACTGGGGGTATTCAGGCCTTGGGTTTAGCCGCAGGCCAAACAGCCCCAGAAAATCGAAAGAGTTATCAAGAGATTGCAAAGGTTGTTTTTGCTGATAGTTCCCTGGATGATTTCCGAGATTTATGTAAGTTGGGCGAGGCAGACTATAGTATCAAGAATATACGTAGGGTTCTCCAGTTACAGTTTGGGGATATGGTTCTACGAGATCTTGATAAGAAGGTGGCCATTACAGCCTTTGATTTGGATAGCGGCCCGGATTCTAAGCATCGGGCCTGGAAGTTAAAGGTATTCCATAACTTTGCCAACGGCGATTCTGATGGACATGTGCGGGTAGTTGATGTGGGATGTCGAACTAGCGCAATACCTGCTTACTTTCCCACAGTGGAGGGATACATAGGCGGAGATGTGGTGGCTAACAATCCTTCGATGGTAGGTATTGCCCAGGCCCTGGATAGCAGGGGACCCGCAGCTACCTTTGAGGGTATCAATCTGCTCTCCTTGGGGGCAGGGCTTAGCGGCCGTTGGATTAAGGGTAAGAACCACGATTGGGGAATCCTACAGTGGGCACCCCACATTCTGTCCATGGTGTTGGAAGGGTCAGTTAATATGACCCACTTCCAGTGTAATCAACTGTTGGGAGAGAGGTATTTCCGAATTGATCCTCTGCTTCCAGAGAAACTATCTTTAGATGCTTGGAAAAGGATTCCAGATTTAATTGAGATTGCAGAAGACGTAGATTTAGAAAGAGGTTTAAAATGGTTAGAGAAACATTGGAAGTAGACAATATGGCGGTATGGCGGGTTCTTAATACGGATGGGAAGATTAAGCCCGTTCTTTCCTCATGGTATACTGGACACAAGGAAGAAGATTTCTTGACGACTAGAACTTTTGGCACAAAGAGGGAAGTTGATGAGTGGCTGAAAGAATTTTGGCAGGCGTATTGGCGGCTATGTTAGATGGTCAAGTTTGCTAATTTTGATGGCGCTGATGGGACTGTAGTAGTTTCTGGGTATAGAGGCGTGGTAGAGGAACGCCATCGTTCTGTCTCTTTTTGGATCCGCACTACACAGAAAGACTTAGCAACCATCTGTTATTGGGGACCCAAGCTTAATACTGGTCCTGCTGACAAAGAAAGACTTGGTATTCAACTTCCAGATACAGTAGTTTCTGGGCTGACAGACGGATCTCAGAGCAGAGTTCGATTGATTGGTGGCTTCATAGAACTCTTTGGTAGAGGTACAGGACGTAAGAGTGCTTTCAAGATAAACGATGGGACTTTTCATCACATAGTGTGTACCTGGAACCGGGCAGATGCTGCCCCTGGGCACGAAGATTTCCAGGTAGCCAACATTATCATAGACTCTCTCATAGAGAACGGGAAGGGTTTTGGTAAAGGAAATCTACTTACTTTTCCTGATGGAACGGTACATAGCAGCACCGCTGTCTGTACTCCGGAAGATGTAGAGATCATCATTGGGGCCCGGCCTGCCATTGGTACATCGGGAATAGAGTTTACGGAGCATTTTCAGGGAGACTTAGACGAGTTCGCTGTATACAACGACGTAATGAGCAGTGGAACTATCAGTGGGGCCTACAACGCTGGGGTACCAGGAGCGGATCTCCTTTCCTTAGGCCAAGTACCTGCTCTTCAATTTTGGTATCGAATGGGAGATGATCCCGGAGATGTGGCACCGAGTGGTACGTTACCGCCTGGTACGTTCTTTGATCAGAATCCTTTCACCCAGAGACATGGGGTGGTATCCTCAGGAGTAACAATTTCGTGAAAAGGTTGACCCGAGATGAGTATTTTTTGGCAATTTCTAACATCGTTGCGGCCCGGGCTACTTGTGATCGCCTTCATTGCGGCTGTGTACTTGTACTTGACGGCGAAATTGTAGCGACTGGATATAATGGTGCCCCCTCAGGCTTGCCAGAATGCGATGAGGTGGGACATCTCATGGTGGAGGGGGATGATGGTCGTCCCCATTGTAAGAGGTCTGTCCACGGGGAACAGAACGCTCTGTACCAGGCTCGGAAGAGGCACCGCAATCTGTTGGGGGCTGTCGCGTATATCAATGCAACACCCTGCGAAATATGTCTCACAGAGCTTCTACGTTGCGGTGTAAGACGAGTTGTTTGTGGGTCGGTATATCGGAGCGCAGAGCGGGTAGAAATGACCGTACGGCTCGCTACAGCGTTTGGCGCTATTGTGGAGTACCAGCCTATGCCAGATATTACGCTGACTTTTGGTACGGAGGTGGAAGATGTCAAGAAAATCAAAATATCCCGTCTGCCCTAAGTGTGGCGGTACCACTATAGAAGAGCAGACTAAAGGTCTTATTTTTCCACCTCCCAAGGGGCACGACCACGACCCTAACAAGAAAATATGCTATGGCTGTGGACATGAATGGTTTAAGATCTGTCCTGCTTGCGCAGCAATAAACTATGTCCTTAACTCGGGGTAATATTACTACTGCCGCCGCCCGTTTTACCGAGAACCTGCTCCTAGAGCATACGGTAGCGTTGGGGGCGGATGGTGTCCTTATAGTACTTTTGGGCTTTAGTGATGCTGTATCCCCTCCTGGTTCTTTCGTTCCGGCGAGCGGTATCTATACAGCGGAAGTTACTTACAGCGGTTTTGCACTAACTTACACGGGCTCAGTACAAGTCCGTGGAGCCAGAGAAGATCCTTATTTAGCGGCCTATATTTTGACCAGCCCAATCACTGGTTCTAATCCTATAGTGGTGGATATTGGTACTGAGATTAACGATCTATTTGTGGCAGCTATAGATTATCAAGGTGTGGATCAAACTGATCCGATTCTTGCATTTGCTGTATCTTCTACAGCAGATCCTAACTTTAACCTGGGAGGGGTAGGCCTTCAACCTACTGCCACTGGGCGGGCGATCACCGCCTGCCTGTGTCCAGAAACTAACGGCATCCATGTGGGAGGTTCAGGACAATTGGATCTGTTCAATGAGCAGGAAGGGAACTCTCGTTTTTCGGGATTTGAAAAAGAAATACCAGGGGGCGGGTACTTCCCAATGACTATCACCAACCTTGCGGACTATACATCTGTATCGTTGAGCGTGGCTTTGAGGCCCGCATAAGGAGAAGTAAGATGATGAAAATTATAGCGTTAGCGTTGTTCTGTTTTGGCCTAATTTTAGCAACCCCAACTGCTGCGGACATTCCGACTGTCAATGCAGATACTATCCCGGCAATGACAGGTACTATTGTTGGTTCCCCCCTGGCTTGTAGGGTGCCAGAGTTGAACTCGGAGTCCAAGGCCACTCTAAATAGATGGCGTGAGCTCAATGCTAAGGACGCTGCTGGAACCCTCACTGCCGAAGAAAATAGAGAAGGAGGCGAGCTGTCCATTCATCCCGTTGGGATTAATCCCGAGACTGGAGAGTTAGTTTTAGGGGGAAAGTGTGGCGCTCTTCCGAACGGACTTCCGGTAACGGTAAAGTTGCTTGATGGTTTGGATTACTTTGTTCTCGCTACTGATGGGCAAACGTACATCCTAAAGGCCCCGGGATTCAAACAAGATGACAATTAAGACACACTTCTACCCAACTCGGGTTGTAAAAAGGAAGAAATGAGGATATAATTGTAATGGCAATAGGCCTATTCGATTGGTGGGAAGAGAATGCTACTATGGAATTCAACCAAGAGGATGTCCGTGTCTATGACATGGATGAAGAGAAATATCTCTTTGTTGGTCCGGTTATGTATGCTAGTACCACAGAACGTAGTTGGTACATTAAAAACGTCATGCCCTACGCTAAAGGGAAGTGTCTAGAGCTGGGTCTAGGTCTGGGCGTAGCCTCTAAAGTTATTCTAGCTAGAAAAGACGTTACCCACCTTCTAACTGTTGAGATTAACGAACATGTCATAGGGGCTTTTGGTAAGCCCTTATTGCGTCACAATATTCTGCATGCGGATGCCACAAAGTGGGTGTGCGGATTCCCCGTGCTTGAGCCAATGTATGACTTTATTTTCGTGGATCACTACACTTTTGAAGAAGAAGAATTAGAATCGCTCCAGTGGTTGGGCACAGCTCTGTCATTCCTGCTAAAGCCTGGTGGTAATATGGTCTTTTGGGTTGATGAAAATGCGTCAGAAGAGGATCAAGAAACGATCAAGAAACTATGGATCTTGAATTAAACTCCATCTATCAGAGAGACTGCCGAGATTTTATGGATCAACTTGAACCAGAATCTATAGATTTGGTAATGACCTCTCCTCCTTATGCTGACATGAGAGATTATATCAAGATTCCACCAGAAGAATATGTAGAGTGGTTTCTACCAATAGGGGACAGAATCCATAGAATTCTGAAAAAGAATGGAGTCTTTGTTCTTAACATTCGTAATCACATTGTTAAGAAAGCAAGACTCCCGTATGTATATGAACTTGTCTACAAATTGTGTGATAAATTTGATCTTATTGAAGACATGATCTGGGATAAGGTCAAGGTTTTACCTAACTCCAAAGGCAGGCGGCCCATGGATATGTGGGAGTTTGCTTTAGTTTTTGGTAAAGGCACAGATGTTACTTGGAATGCAGATCAAGTAAGAACACCGTATGGGGAACGAACCCTGCAACGGTACAAGACGGATGTTAAAGTACGTTGGAATTCTATTAGGGAGGACAGAGGTAATAGGAAGATCGAACTACACCCACTAGGTGCGTATCCAAAGAACATAATTCGG